AGGAGGATATAAAAATGATGAAAGCAAAAAAAGTAGAAGTGGAAATAGTAGAAGGCGAGGGGCTAGTAGCTTTGCTAGGGAAACGGGTATTGCTGATGTGCGCTAATTATTTTTATGAGGGAATTTTAGAGGGAGTAAATGGCGAATGTGTTGCCTTGGGCGACCCCGGCATAGTTTACGAAACCGGACCGTGGTCTTCGGATAAATGGCGAGACCGCCAAGCGCTAGGTATCTCAACTCATTATATTATGAAAAATGCGATTGAATCTTTCGGTGCTTTCGAAAAATCGCCAAAAGGTCAATCCTGATGTTCACCTGTCGGGTAGGCGCCTGGAGCGGTAGCCGAAGCTTGGGCGGAAGCCAGACCTGGACCTGGAGCAGAAGCGGCAGCTGGAGCCCGGTCCGGGCCTGGAGCGGATGTGGAAACCGGCGCTGGAGCCCGGGGTGGGCCTGGAGCGGATGTGGAAACCGGTCCACACTATGTTATGAAGCGCGCTATTGAGTCGTTTGGCGAGGTAGATAAGCGATGATATTTAATAAACGTGGACGTAGCAATAGTGGACGCCGGAGTTGGAGCAAGAGTGGGAGCGGGACTTGGTTCAAGAGCTGGGTCAGGAGCTGGAGCGGCAACACTGGCCAGAACGGGAGTTTTTGGAGAGTGGGCTGGGGCCAAAGCCATACCGGTAGCTGTAGCTGCTGCCGGATTGGGAACAGGACTCGAAGCTCGGGCGGGGATTGGGAATAGACAGGAGGATTATAAAAAATGGCACCGAATTCGTGCAAAGACTGTAAATTTTATCAATTTATGAGCGATCGCTGCGGCAATTCTGAGAGCGACCAATTTTATTCTGTCGGACCGCCGGTGATTTGTAAGGAGTATCAATCGGCTTCGTGTGGCGATTGTGACGACTGTAGCTGTGATGATAAATGCGATACGTGCGACTCAGATAAATGTGGAGATACCGATCCCCGGGGAGACTCACTCGACCGGCTATTTAAATCGTTAACCACGGATGAGATAAATACGGGCGAATGGAAAATTGGCAGAGACCCACTCTATTTTTCCGATCTTGCTAAAATTTCAAGCCACACTATCGAATTCGTCAAAATCAAAAATCAAGTGATAAAATCCAAGCAGGCTGTAAAATGCGCCGGCGCATCGGAGGGCATAGTAAACACATTCGACTTGCTCATTGACATATTGGACTCATACGAGTATACTGCTGATTATTTCGCGTGGGAAGATGCCCGCGAACCAGCAGAGGAGTGATATGTCAAAGCTGCGCTTAATAACAGGACTTATATGTGTTGTTCTGTGCCTTTTGGACGTTTTAGTAGTACTTACTTGCTTAACCTTGGGAGTGCCGGTTGAAGATCTTAAAATATTGATTCTGTCGTCATTTGTCACTGCGTTGGGAGCGTATTTAAACTTGATTGCGAGATGAGATGAGGATGTCAAACAAGCAAATACTCCGCTGGTACCGCAAGCATAATATGGAGTTGTTGCCGGTTCGCCCGAAAGACAAACGGCCCCGCGACTCCGGCTGGCGCACGAATCAGTATACAGACGGACATCTACTCGGCTGGATGGTGACCGGCGGAAATCTGGGCTATCGCATCGGGCCTGACGAGGTTGTTATCGATGTAGATCCCAGAAATTACCGAGACGGAGATTCGCTTGAAAAATTACACAAGGACTTAGATCTGCCGAAATTCGAGACGATCGGAGTTACGACGGGGGGTGGAGGATTACACTATTACTTTAAATTACCCAACATCGAACGATATAAAAACGAATTGTCGGATAAATATCCCGGCATTGAGATAAAGGCGCACGGAAAATATGTAGTAGCCGCCGGGTCAACGCATCCCGAAACCGGGCGTCCGTATCAGCTATTCGAAAATATCGAAAATCTCAAACATGCCGAAATCCCCGAACAAATCCGCCAAACCTACCGCTCAGAAATCGGGGGACCGTCGTCCGAGCGTCAGATTATTGACACCGCGCAGTTATCCGAGCTGCTCAAACAGTTAGATGTATACAATTATGACACCAACGACTCGTGGTTTCGCATCATGGCCGCGAGCCATGGAGCGACCGAAGGGGCCGGGATTGAGGAATTTGTAGAATGGTCGATTGGCGATTCGCAGTACGCGAATAGCGAAGATGAGATCCGAGCGCGCTGGAGGTCCCTGGGGTCGTCTGGCAAAATCAATTTATTGGGGCTCGGAGCCTTGTTGCGCGAAATCCAAAAAGCCGGCGGAAATATTGACGATTTCCAGCGGGAACAAACTGCAACCGCGTTTGCGGAAAGTATACCGGAGGAGGTACCTTCGGCCAACGGATTTGACGCCCTTATGGATGAGATCCAGGGGGCGTCCGAGATGAAACCGCACCTCGTTATGGCGCTGGCAAAAAAGATTTCCACATACTCCGACCCCGCCGCGCGAGAGGCGCTGTTGCTCGAACTAAAACGGCGTAGCAAGTTCTCGCTTTCGATGTTGCGAAAGGCTGCCCGGCCACCGACCGAAGACCTGGCGGATATGGCCGCAACGAAATTGCTTAACGATCGATTCTTCGGTGGCGAGCATCTCATCCGCGCAATCGATGGAAATTATTGGACTTATACCGGCAAGCACTGGCGGCTGTGGAATGTGGATCTGCTCAAAAAAGAGATAGACACGCATCTGATCGAATCGGCCCTGTGCTCTAACTCCAACCTCACGCACGCTTCCGCTCTGGACCAGATAGAAAAAATCTTACGGGCACGAACGGCCAGAGACGCCGATCTGTTTTCGCCTCCGCCGGTCAACGGACACACTCTAATTAACTGTTCCAACGGCACTGTATATTTAGACAATAGTACTGGAGCCGTAGACCTGCGGCCTCACGATCCACGAGATTATGTGCTCTCAATGTTAACTACCGACTATGACCCCAAAGCCGAGTGTCCTATGTTTGACAAGGCCCTCAAGGAGCTAATGTCTCCACTGCCTGATGGCGAGCAAGTCATCGAGTTGATTTGGGAATTGTACGGATATACAATCCAGTGCAAAAAAGATCTGCCGCTGTTTTGTTTATTCCAGGGCGAGGGCGAGAACGGTAAAACTTTCGTGCTGGAAGTGCTGACCCGGCTGCTGGGCGAGTCATCGCTGAATGATAGTATCGGTCAGTATGATACTTCGAAAAATCGGTTTGCTTTCGACGCGTTGGTCGGCAAGCTGGCGTTAATAGATGATGACGTAAATAAGGACACGATTCTGCCTGACGGATTTCTAAAGACGATCACCGAGAATAAGCGATTGACCGCCGAGCCGAAGGGCGGAAAAAAATTCGGATTTGTCAGCCAAGCTACGGTTTTTTTGGCGAGCAACCATTGGCCGAAAACTCGAGATCTGTCAAAGGGGATGCGGCGCCGCATGTGCGTAATTCCATTTCGTTTTGACCTAACGCAACATGGTATTGACCCCCAGCTCAAATATCGCATTTTCGATCAAGAGCTTAGCGGGGTGTTGCGTAAGGCGATCGAGGCATTTCAGCGCATGCGGCGCCGCGGCAGATTTCTGACGCCCCCCAGTTGTTTGGCAGCCACTCGCGAATGGGAAGTCAAGGCAAATCCGGCATCGTTGTTTATGGAGGAGCTTTACAAGACCGCCGACTCGTCGGTATCTGTCGAAAATTTATGGGCCACCTATCAAGCGTGGTGTCTCGATGTCGGCGCCCGTCGCACATACACCCGACCCGGATTGGTCGCCGCGGTGAAAGAGATGGGTTACAAGCTGGACGGAAAACAGGTACAAAACCTACAAAGGAGGACGGACGATGGATGAGGATGCTAGAGTTGCAATGTGTATAACATTAAATGAGGCGCTAGCGCTTTTGTATCAATGTCACGACGCGCATCCGCAATCACTTCGATTGTCGAAAGCGATTGTAAAATTGATCGATGTCAAAAAATCACTAGACACCATCTACAAGGAGGACAAAAATGACTGACATCAATCTGCGAGTACCAGAGAGTATTGACGACTTTTTTCGAGCTGCCGCCGAGTTTTTGCGGTCTATCACTCGGGATTCGTCGTCCAATTATACTGTAATTACACCAACGCCGGAAGCTCCCGAAAAACTCGAGGCACCCAAGGCGGAGCCGAAAGATATTAAAACGGAAGCATCGTTTGAATTGTCGTTCGATCAAATCCACGAAGCGACAAACCGCACATCCATGTTGCCCGGAGTCGAAACCGCCGATATAAAGCATCTCATTTCACGATTTACCGACGGTAAGCTAGCGGATCTGCCACATGAGAAATACATGGAATACCTGGAGGGTTTAGATGACCTCGCCAACCAAGCATAGCCCCTATGGCCCTAGTGGCGCAGATCGTTGGATGTCGTGTCCGGGTTCGATCAGCTTAATCGAACGATTTACTAAGCAATTCGGAGAAACCCCCCCAAGCCCGGCGGCCGAAGAAGGCACTAGAGCACACGAGATTGCAGCGAAAGCGCTGCTTTCCGGCAAGCCGCCAAAAGAGGCTTTAGCGGAAATACCAAACGTCCCGGAAGATTGGATCGATCCGTTGTTGGTTTATTTGGACGCGGTCACGGTAGGGCGCGAATTAATTTCAGATCCAAACGATTTCCGGGTTGAAGCCTGGCGACAATGGGACGAAGACCCGCGGATTGCAGGTACGGCTGATTGTATATGTAGGGCGGGCAACGTACTTATTGTCAGTGACCTAAAGTTTGGGATCGGTAAATTCGTCGATGCCCGGTCAATGCAACTGAGTATCTATGCCTTTCTTGCCCTACAAGATTATCCGGAGGTAGAAACTGTAGTACAACGCATAGTGCAGCCACGCTGGAGAGGTACCGCAGAAAAAGTCCGCGAAGTTACGTATTCCGCAGCTGATTTGCAAAAAGCTGTTTCGGAGGCCTTGCGTGCTGCATTGCGCGAAGTGGACGAAAACCCACACAAATTCCACATGGGATCACACTGCGAGTGGTGCCCGGCGCAATCAATATGCCCCGAGCAGCGAGCAGATTTGACCAGGATATTGACGATGCAAGATCAAAAAAACGACATACAATATATCGATTTCGTTTTGAAAAAAGAAAAACAAATCACTAATATCATCGCATCTGCCAAGAAGGCGGCAAAGCGATTGTTGCTCGACGGCGGAAATCTACCGGATTGGGAATTGATTGAGACGCGCGGAAGACAGCGTTGGTCCCAAGAGTCGGCCGACGTCGAGCAAGCGCTTTTAGCAGAGGGCTTTCCCTACAGTCAGATATGCCCCGCCAAGCTGGCAACCCCCGCGCAATTGCGTAAAAAAATAAACAACACAGAGTTACTGGAATCCTTGACAGTGCGAGATACCGTGGTTAAAATTGTAAGAAGGCGCCAAGAGGAGGCGCAAGAGTCGGCCGCCGCGTTTGCCGACGAGGAGGTATAAGTAAAATGGCTAATATAACCCCCGCGTTTATATGTAGATTCCCGAAATTAAACAATCCACTTGAGCGGCCGCCGACCGAATTGAGCAAAAAATACGAGGTTCGCGCCATGTGGCCGGCCGGAGCTGATTTGTCGGTTATCAAAGAGCAAGTTTTGAATGCGGCCAAAGAGCGCTTCGGTACTCCGTTGCCCAAGGGCTTGCATATGCCTTTTCGCAAAGACAAAGAGGATGTCTTTTTTGGCAACGAATGGTCTCCGATGCGAAACGAGCGGCGCCCGATGATGCACGCCCGCGATCCCAACAGGGATGCGTCCCCGGATGATTTTTATGACGGGTGTCAAGCCCGGGCCATGTACGAGGTTTTTGCGTACGACGCTCACGGCGGCCGCGGAGTGCGATTGACGCTTAAGGCGATCCAGTTTATCGCCGACGGCGATCCCCTGGGGACAGGATCGATGAGCTTCGAATCCTCGCAGGACGCTTTTGCATCTGAGCCCGCGCCAGAAACAGACGATACTCCCGACTGGTAGGAGAGAGATATGTTACCGACACCATGTCAAGATTGTGATTATTGGGATCATAAAAATCAAACGTGCGGCGATTGTGAGAAGTTATGTGATTATCGGATTGAAACTCAGCTAATTCCGGAATTTGAAGAATCCGAGCTGGAAATTTTTTCATTTGATCCACTTTTTGACCTTGACATCGGTGGAGATAATGATTAGATTAAAAGTATCCTTTTTTGTCCTCGTCCCGGGGCGTCTTGACGCGTCCCTGTCCTCCCGCCGAATGGCGCTCCGGGACATTTTCTAATGCTAATCTCTGGCAACGATATTGTGATCGATTTCGAGACGCGGTCCGCTGCCGATCTGGCGGCAATCGGAGCCTGGAATTATTCCAAACATCCGACCACAGATTTGTTATGTGTATCCTGGACTGTGGGATTTTCCGAACCGCGGCTGTGGGTGCCCGGAGATCCGGTGCCGAGAGAGATTGTCAAAAACATAAACGATTACAGCGCATTTATGTGGGCACACAACTCCGCTTTCGAGCGATACATTTGGCAACACATCCTATGTCCTAAGTACCGCTGGCCCATTCCGACTACCAAAAGCTGGCGATGTTCGGCGGCGCTTGCGGCCCGATGGGGCTTACCTCGCAAATTGGAGACCGCGTGTCAAGCCGCCGGCGTAGACCAGCAAAAAGACACCGACGGCCACAAGGTCATGATGAAACTCAGTCGCCCGCGCAGTCGCAAAGGCGTGACGCCGATCGTATGGTGGCAAGACGAAAAGTTGTATGAAAAATTGTATGATTACTGCAAACAAGACGTCGAGGCGGAGCGAGCCCTGATTGCAGCGTTGCCAGAATGGGACTCCCGAGAAATCGGCGCCTGGCAATGGACCGAGAAATTAAACGATTACGGAGTACATAGCGACAAAGCGCTGGTCAATGGGGCAATACAGATTTTCAACAGCCTGGCGACTTCGGCGGGCGATGAAATCCGCGGATTAACTGGAGGCGCAGTTGATTCTCCGCGCCAGGTGGCGAAAATTATAACATGGTTGAAATCCGAATTTGATTTCGATCTGCCAAATCTACAACTTCCGACGATTGCCGCGGCGCTTAAAACTGATTTGGATCCAACAATTCGGCGCATTTTGCAACTTCGTCGGGAATTCAGTCGGTCCAGCGTGTCGAAATATTACCGTTTGGCTGACACCGCAGATGCAGAGGATTCTCGCATTCGCGGACACGTGTTTTATTACGGGGCCCATACCGGGCGATGGTCTGGCCGCGGAATCCAAACTCAGAATTTTAAGTCGAAAAAATGGGAAGACGCCGAGCTAGAGGCCGCGACGAATACCGTATTGCGGGGGGACGCAGAATACTATTCGATGGTTTATGGTAATGACACCTCATGTTTATCTGGGTTGCTGCGCCCCGCACTATGTGCCGCACCCGGAAATATACTAGAAGTGATCGATTATTCGTCAATCGAGGCCCGGGTTCTGTTTTGGCTGGCCAACGCCCCGGAAACCGAGCTGTTTAAAAACCGAGACATTTATTGTGAGATGGCCGAAAAAATTTACGGCTATGCCGTAGCGAAAGAAACACATCCCGACGAGCGGGACATGGGGAAGCGCGCCATCCTGGGTTTGGGGTACGGCATGGGGGCTGCCAAATTCTTGGACACCTGTAGCCAATTTGGGGCGAAAGTAACCGGCAATTTTGCCGAAAGTGTGGTGCAGACGTATCGTAAATGGCTGACGTCCGTGCCGAAATTATGGAGCGACCTAGAGAGGCACATGGTTTCGGCGGTTAACGGGTCCATTACAATTCTTCGCAATAAGTTCGAATTTCGTAAGATCGACGCAGATGTGTATCTGCAACTACCAAGTGGGCGCCGATTGCGCTATAACGGATTGCACATACGAGACCGTGAAACCCCCTGGGGCGAGGTGCGCCCACAACTACACTATTACACAGAGCGCGCCCCAACATACAAATGGGCACTGGATTCCACCTACGGCGGAAAACTTGCGGAAAATGTGGCCTCGGCGACAGCTCGCGATATTATGCTTGATGCCGCGCTTCGGATTGAAAAAGAGCTGCCGAACCATCGCACCGTTTTAACTGTGCATGACGAGCTGGTTTTCGAGGTGCCGGAAGGTGAGGCCGACTTGCAGGCCATTTGTGACATAATGAGCACTCCGCCAAAATGGGCCAGGGGGCTCCCGCTCGCCGTAGACGGGTGGGTTGGAAAAAGGTATAACAAAAAATGAGAGAATCAACGATCGAAAAATACATATGCTCAAAGCTTGAAGAGATGGGAATTATGAGCATTAAGTTCCGCGGTTCCGGTAGAGGAGCGCCAGACCGAATAAATCTATGCAAAGGCGGGAAAACGTTTTTTATCGAATTCAAGCGCCCCGGCGAAAAGATCCGCCGACCGGAACAAATCCAATGGCGCGTCCTGCTCGAGCACTCCGGATTCGAGGTTTTCGAAGTCTCCTCCAAAGACTGGATCGAAAAAACTTATAAAAAAATACAGCAGACCTATTGCGCCCCCGCCAAGTAAGACTTACATTTATAAGCAGAAGGGGGATACAAAATGATGATTTCGACGACAACAAAAATAACCGACTTGGGTATCGACGAATTGATCGAAGACGCGAAATTGACGCTTAACACACGTCCAGATTGGATCGTGCCCGGCAGTGACCGGCCGCTCAATCCCGATGAATTTGATCAAGAGTTTTATTCTACGGCAGAGTGGATGCTATCTGTAGCCCCGCTCTAATAACAGGAGGACAAATCTTGCAGAATTGGTCACCAGAAGAAGACGGCATTATATCGGGTTTTGAGCCGGGCGCAAGAACAAGCGCAATTTCCGCGGCCTTACTACTCGCGGGATACCGAAGATCGGTCGCCGCAATCCACAATAGGCGGGCCAGAATCAAAACGGCATCGCAATTTCAAGTTGTCACAAAAGCACCGAAGGCGCCCACCGTTCGGGCACGTAAACCGAAAATTCTCTACTTTGACCTAGAAACCACGGATCTAAGCGCCGGATTCGGAGATATCTTAATGATCGGGTATCGTTGGGGGCACGAAAAAAAGTACAAGCTCAAGGGCATCTGGGATTTTCCAAAATGGGAGAAGCCAAGCATCGACAAACGTGACAAGCCTCTGGTGATGTGGATTTCAGAATTATTGCTCGAAGCAGACGTGCTTGTGGGGCACTACTCCAAGAGATTTGATTTTAAATTTGTAAACACGCGCCGACTCATACACGACTTACCACCATTGCCCCCGATCCCACATATTGACACTTGGGAGATTGCGCGGAAAAACCTTAGGGTGGGCAGTAGCCGGCTGAAAAATCTCGCGAAATCTCTCGAGCTGCCGGAGCAAAAATCTGAGGTAACACGTATGACGTGGCGCCGGGCCAAAGCCCACGATCTGAAATCGATGAAACTCATCGGAGAATACTGCCGCCAGGATGTGCGGACTACTTACGAGTTAGCGCAAAAGATACTTCCGTATTGTCGAGATTTACCAAATTGGAATTTGATGACCGGGGAGAAAACGTACAGATGCGCCAATCCTGAATGTGGATCGATCCATGTGGTGGAAGACGGCGCTTGGCTAACCAAAGTCCATAGATACGCGCGATATCGGTGTCAAGATTGCGGTCATTGGTCGCGCGGACGAAAAACTGTAGTTGGAAAAGACGTAGAAAGGCACATGTATTAAAATGGACAGGCCGAAAACCAGGTGGGAATTGATGCTGTGGGATGAGTTGCAGGACGTAGCCGACGTGCTTACGCTCGGCGCGGAGAAATATGACGATACCAATTATCTAAAAATTGATCCGTATTTTGATTCGCACTTTGCGGCCGCCATGCGCCACCTGGTTGCCTGGCGCCGCGGAGAGAAGATCGATCCGGAGACCGGCGTGTCCTCGTTGGCGCACGCCATTAGCCGCATCTTATTTTTGATGCATGGTGACAAAAATGTTCTCAAAGTTGTTGGACCGGATAGATAATTTACCTAACGATGTGCGGAAATTACAGTTTAGCTGTGATGTTATTCGGCACGTGTTGAAACATGCCGGCATCCGATTGTCGGAGACGGAAAAGCTGTTGCAGCAACGCGCGTATTGCGCGAAATACGGCCTTGTCGATCCAGACGTATTGCGACCCTTTTGCACACCGGCGCGCCGAGAATTAAAACGTAAAAAATCTCTGCCGTCGGCTCCCCAAATCTTATTACTTGCTATTGAAAATTGGAGTCATTGCGACCCCAAGACGGTACTTGCTACGTGCTCTTGCGCAATCAATGCGATGCGTGAGCTATATACCAATCAAGATGGCGGCGATCATGCTGCCCACGAAAAATTGTCCCGGATTTTGGACAGGACGGAGAAGACAGAGTGAAACAAATCGTTATTGCCCTCCTAATTATCACCGCTAGTTGTGCCCCGCCCCGACAAGCAAAAAAAATAACCCCCACGGTACAGATGGTGACGCTGGGACGAAGTTCAGAAGGCGCCGTGTGGCCGGTTTGGGGCTCAGGATTTCACGTTTCGAAATCTGAAATACTGACCGCCGCCCATGTCGCTGAACAAATCGCACGCAGCGGCGGATTTTTTGCCCACACTTATTACGTCAGCGGCAAAATCGCCCGAACTGAAATTATCGAAGAAGCCGAAATTTACTTTCATGATTACGCAGATTTGGCGCTTATTCGCATCCCAGAGCCAAATTTCGAACCAAAGACGCATACGCTCTGCCAAAATTTCGAACCGGGAGAGCGAATTGTAATCGAGGGATACCCGGCGCGCGGCCCCGACACTATATCGGGAAAAGTGTGGCTGTCACGCCCGGATGAATTTTCGATGATTTCTGCCAAGGTGGAACACGGATTTTCTGGAGGTCCTGTTGTATCCAGAAGACAAAATTGTGTTGTGGGCGTCATATCGGGCGGAGATCAGGAAGAGATCGGAATCGCTGTCGGATTGTACACGATTAAAGCGTTTCTCGAGGAAATCAAAGATCCTACGGCATTTATTGGTATTCGCTCGTCCGGCGGCATGATTGTCTATTTTCAGATGAGTTTTCTCGCTCGATAATGCCGCTACGCCCCTACCAGCGTGACGCCGTAAATTTTTTAATATCACACCCCCGCTCCGCTCTGTTTGCCGACCCCGGACTTGGAAAGACGTTGATTGTGCTCGCCCTAAAGCGCCGACTTCGGCTAGCCGGCGAAATGCAGCGAACCCTTATTGTTGCCCCGCTCCCGGTATGTCACCTGGTTTGGCCAGAAGAAATCGAGCAGTGGGGGTTCGACTTTTCTTTTCGAGTGCTCCACGGGCGTTCGAAAAATAAGCCGGGACGGGCAGATGTAGAGCTGGTCAATTTCGAGGGACTCAAATGGTTTGCGGACCGGGGCGACTGGGCTTATGATTCGCTCATCATAGACGAATCCAGTCGTTTAAAAAATCCGGGTTCGAAGCGTTTGAAACTTTTAAAACCACATTTATCAAAATTCAAACGCCGGCACATTCTAACAGGCACGCCGACGCCCCGAAGTCTTATGGACTTGTGGGCTCAATTTTTGTTAGTGGACCGCGGAGAATCCCTGGGAAAGTTCATCACCCACTTCCGCAACAAGTATTTTTATCCAATCCAGCGGTATAATTATTTCGACTGGGAACCCCGCAAGGGCTCCGACAAGAAAATATTCGATGCGATCGCCGGAAAGACCTTTCGAATAGATGCCGAATCCAATCTCGAGTTGCCGCCTCTTATCGAAAATACAATAAAACTAGAATTCACTCCCGCTGTAGAAAAACAGTATAAAACTATGGAAAAAGAGTTGTATGCCGAGCTGGAATCGGGCGAGATGTTACTTGCTAGCACCGCCGCGAATAAGTACTTAAAGTGCGTACAACTGACCTCGGGAGCCATTTATAACGAAGAAAAGCAGGTTTTGGCCGTCCATGACGCTAAGATTAAAGCGCTGAAGGCGCTCATAGACGAGTTACATCAAAAACCAATACTTATTGGATATCGCTTTTCGCACGAAGGTGATCGACTTCGCAAGACATTCTCTCCGCACATATCCATAATCGACGGCAAGACGTCCGCTCCGCAAACCGCCGAAATCGTGCGCAAATGGAACCGCGGAAAAGTGCTGATCTTAGCGGCACAATGTCAAGCGATCTCTCACGGGCTCAATCTACAAAAAGGCGGCTGTGCAGACGTGTGTTGGTTTTCGCTAACCGACGATTTTGACGTTTATGAGCAATTCAATCGCCGGATCTATCGCCAGGGTAACGTATCCGAGCAAGTACGGATCCATCATTTATTGATGCGCGGGACGATTGACGAGGTGATTTTATACCGGCTGCGAAATAAAGATGCTAGGCAACAGGGGTTGTTTTCATTCCTAGCGGATTTTTGGCGCCTGGCTAAAGCACCTTGATTAATGCCGTTGCCGCCGCCGCCAAAGCCCCGATGGCCCCCAATAAAAACTTAAATTGTGCCGGAGTCATGAGTGTTTTTAGCTCGTGATCGCAAGCGGCAACGTGGTTCGAGATTATATGATCAGCCTGATCTTTCGTCACCATTTTCGCTTTAATTTCGGCGACGTCAATCTGAGTATCTCGCATCGAATCGGACATTGTATCCAATCGTCGATGTACCTGCATCATAGCGTTGTGCACATGATCTCGAGTTTCTTGGGCCGTGTCGGCTGCGGTTACAGCGGCCTGGTTGATCATGGAGTATAGCTCAAAAACTTCATTTTTTTCTCGCCGCGTCAAAATCTCCCCCGCATCTTCCGTCGTATTAGTATTCTGCACCGATCGACCCCGATCTTGCCAAAACTTCTTCTGTGCCCACAGCCATCACCGTAGTTCCGTCGCACCACATATTGTAAATTAATACGTTGTTGGTTATTCCGGAATTGTCGTATGTCATACTAACCGGATACCAATTCGCCGCATCGTCAATCGAAATCCAAAGACTTAAACAACGACTCGTCCTGGCGACCGGGATCAGCGGCCCACTGGCTTCGGCGGCGATCCAACATTTATTTCCCAGGGGTAACACTCTAAGAAACGCTGAGGAAGTCGTCGGATAGAAAGGTTCGTAGTTCGCGGCCGTCCAGGTAGTGCTTTCGTCTGTGCTGTATGCAATCCTCGGTGTAGCTCCGGTAAAGCCCACTGCTACCAGAGTGCCGTCATCGTATCCTAGTGCGATTGTCTGAAATCCCGCAATAACGCTTGCCGGATCGGCCGGCGCCGCGGTCCAGTTATCTCCGTCGTCTGAGCTTAAATGTATGCTTCCGGAGGCCGCGGCTTCTGCCAGTGCCCAGTTTGTGGTCGAATCGCCGCGTCCCGTTATGTCGGCAATGGCTGTTCCGCCCCAAGACGTAGAGCTGGGAGCCGTTGCACCTCCGCCGATTCCGGTCAACCAGCGGCTTAGAGTGCTGCCGGTTGACGACAAAAAGAAATCATTAACGCCTTTATTTGCTAATACTGCTGCCGCGGTTCCGGTGCTTGACCACGCCGAAGCGCTTTGTGTGTATTCGATCGTGGTGGCTGTGCCGACTAATACGCCGTCTGTGGTGTTATTGATCATTCGGCAAAACGTGACCGGCGCTACACTTGTGGACCCAACGGTCTCCCACGACACGCCATCATAACTTCGGTACGATTGGCCGGTGCTGTCTACAATAATCCAGTATCCATTGGTGTCGTTACGGACAATCCCCCGTAAATCGACGCCGCTACCCGCAACTTGATCTGTCAACCCCGTCCAGGTTCCGGCGGCTGTTGCAACAGCCCTTTGTGCCCACCGCCCCTGGATGTTGTGGATGTAGTTCATCATTCTCGGCGCCGGCCGCTGAGAATAATCATGACCAAAAGATGCCGTTATTCCCGCCGAGGCGGGTGTCTGGGTTCTGTTGGCCTGGGTGGCCCACGTAAAATATTCAGGTAAATCCAAAATTGGCATTAAAAACCCCTTCTATCCGTCCAGCAGATACACCGACGTTGCATCGTCGAGTAATAGTGCGTCTGTTGCATCGTCTTTTAACACATATGGTCCCGGAGCATCGTACCAAAATCCGCCGGTAGTTTGATCTTCGTTGGCGAAACCCATGGTTGTGCTCGTCCCCACGGTATCATTTTCCGACCAGGTAAACCATCGATCGTCGTCGTGTATTACTCCGATGCCCCAAGCGTGCACTGGTTTGTATTTCATAACAAGCTCGCGGAAAGTAAGACGTAGGGCATCGGATACTATATACGGAGCAACATGTACTAGTTTTCCGCTGTTGTCATAAACCGCCTCTTCCCCGAGCACGAAAACGTATGGCCAAAGAGCTTGTTCTTTGACCGTCTCTAGTATGGTACGATCATAAAGCTCATTATTCGTGATCATCTCGCCGCCGTGGCCGCCGAAGAAATTTCCGGGACTTGAGGCGAGGTTGTTGGGATGTACTTGCACCAGATCGAATCCGGCATTCCGCAGCTGATCTTGCATGTACTCATGAGTGCCGGTGCTCGGAGGTGCATAAACAACACCGTGCAGTTTTTCTCTCCGTTCGGTTTCTGAGAGCCCGGCATTATTGAGTAACCCGTATTCTTTCTCCAAATCGGACAAATATGGGGTAAGCAAGGGCTCCCGTAGGTATGCGAGTTCTTTAAGAAAATCTCGAATCTCTTGATGATTATCTCCCATCCCGAGGATGAGATTCATTAGATCACTGGTATTGCGACTTTTATTTATAGTTGTCGGCCCAAAATGATTGGCGGGAAAAGTGCCGTGGATTGTAACCCGCGCTGTCAACCCGGCTTCTTCATAACTTTCAACCGCATATACTCCGTCAATTACATTCCCGACGGAATTGCTGATTGTCATTGTGTCGCCAGCAAAAAACGGGCCGGCTGAAATCGGGCCGCCGCCCGTAAGCAATATGGCTAGATTGCCGCCCGATGTTGTGGTACAAATCACCGAGGTGGACGTGCCATAATCGGCTACTTCCGCTTCGCTTGGCCGCCACGCAGCGCCGCGCGGAAGTAGCGATAAAATCGTCGCCGCAAAATCTAGATAACTAGACATATGTTATGGTTCCCAGCTTGGCCAGTTCGTTTTCGTCCACTGTATATCGAGTAACGGGAGAACCTCCCGTCAATTCGAACGTAATGTCGTCCACGGTGGCCCCGTATGCAGCAAGTATGTCTTGGATTACTTGCGACAATTTGACGCTCGTTATGACATCGTTTCGATCAATTTCAGCGTCAATCCCCGTCACGAACGGTACGACAGAGCGAAAATACTCATCCACGCCCGTATCCAGGCTGGCCTTCAACGCTGTTTCTTGCGATGCCTCGACCACTAGGCCATCAATTTCCACATCGAATTCCGAACGAATAATCGGCTCAACAAAAAGCTTTTCGTCTGTTGTGCCGAGTGGCATTCGAGCTACCCCGGTATCCGGATCCGTGTTTAGGTCGGTTCGAACATCGTCCAGAATGGCTTCCGTCGGAATTCCGTCCGCATCAATCGCGGTAGTCACTTCTACATAAACTGTGCGATCACCGGGAAGCGAATCAGTAACTCCTAATTCCAGCGCATCAAATTGTGCATATCCCGCCGCGCTAGCAGTGCTACCAAACCACAATTGATTGCTTTGAGCCGTAAATGCTATTGGACCCCAAAGCTGCCAGCCAGTCGTAGTGCTCCCCGTCCATAGTGTCGCTAGACCCCCATCGCTTACTGTCGGAGCATACGTTCCGTCTCCGGTTGCATATCCGCCAATGGTGTAATCTCGTCCGATTTCCAGGGATATTTGATATGCGTATGGGCTGGCTGTGCCGTTATAGGCCACACGGAGATGTTGCACCCCGCTGGGATGGAATCCTGTCGTTTCGTATGTCAATGTAGCGTCATTTCCGGCGGTCCAATACGAAAGTGACTCTTCCATATCCGGATCTTGTATTTTGTGGCTTGGCGACACCGGGGCTCCGGAAAAGGGGAAAACCCGAAATACCCCGGTGACCGCCTCACCCCAGGTTCTGTAATCTACGGCATTTCCGCCTCCGCCGACCGTGCGGATCTCTTGTAATATCCGGCGACGATATTCTGCGTCACTTTCACGATCCACGCCTGTTGTAATTGTGGCGTCATACGTTGCGGTTGTGCTGGTGATGCCGGCGATTTGCGTGCCGATGGTTAGCGTATCGCTTGCTGACAGATTACCGTTTGCTCCGGGCTCTGTCGCAGTGACTTCGACAACAGCAACACCGCCGGCCGCGACTGCCGCAGCATTTACAATATATCGTATCCCGCTAGCATCGGCCACATAATCCACTGTGATTGGAATCGTTGTCCCATTAACCGCCGGCTGATCGATGGTCCCCACAAAAGCAATCGCGGCTTTCCGCGTCACTCCATAATTAGACCCAATCCTATCCAGGTCGTCGCCGGTCGCGGTGAGCGCCAGGGTTTGCAAAATGCGGTCTGATGCAAATTTGTAGTGAGAGGTAAACAGGCCGGCTTCGATCGCCGCCAAAACACGCACGAACGCTTTGGCATTGAGCGGGATTGTTTGGCCGATCCGAACCTCGAAATTTGCAATATTTTGAGCGGCAATTTCCGCGGTGGTTGGTATACTAATTGCCATCGGTTATCCTTTTGTATGCTGGATTTTCTTTCTGTGCGACCCAGTTCGCACCGTTTTTCTCGGCCAAAAGTACTGTCAAATCCCGGCCGGGAGGTTCGATCAGGCCCGCCACTTCGATCCGATCCGACGCCGGATTGCGCGCCAGGGCGACCACTTTAGACGCCAACTTAGTTTCAAGCATCCATTTTAGAGCCCGCTGCGCCGCGTTTTGAATTTGTTGCAGTGCGCTAATGGTAATGGCCTGGCGACACGAGGTTTCAAAATCCGAGCCAACCTGTTGATTGGGGTCCTGAAAAAGGTCGTTGCCCCACCACCCACGTTGGGTAAACCACGAGATAAACGCGGCATTTTCAAGGCCTTGGTCCATGACCGGTTGACCGCCTTGAAATTCGATATTGGACCCGTCCTCTGTTATAATAATTTTCGGGTCGCCTTGAGTATAATCAAACGCCATTATTGGGCCTTTGCTTTCGTTTGGCCCGCATCAGAAATTTCAATAGAGCAGGCACAGGCAATCGGAGTATTTGGGGGCGCCGTTAAATTCCAAACACCAATACACCCAGCAACAGCAGTGTCTGTTTTCCGTAACACCAATTGGCCTTCGGCCTTAACTTTCGTGGCGCCGGGAAGGATAGTCGCCGCCCCGGATACAAAGGTATAAGTTGCGGAGGTATGTGGGCAATCTTGACCGCCGACGGCCCAAACAAAAATCAAATCTTTCGTGCACACGCCTTTTCCGGCCGCCTTACATTTCGTAGACACCGTTGCTGTACATGCCGGATCGGTTATACCTACGTCTCCCGTATATACCAAGTCCGGAGGTCCGGCAGAATTGGTAAGTTTGACCGCAAGGTCTTCGTTGGCCACATCTTCTAAACTCATAAATCCACCGTAAAATTACCGTTAATGTCCACTTGGCCTGTCGTATACAGCGTAATCACCGCTTGCTTCGCCCCGCCCGAGTCGAACGAATATAGAATTTTCTCCCCATCTGACGCGGACGGAGTCACTTCGTCATCCATCGCCACCGCAACTTTGTACGCCGGCGCCAAGGTAAGCACTATAACTCGGGCGCCAACTTGTGGCGCGGAATCATCGCCCGGGGCTCGAAACTGCTCAATCGACTGCACGTCTTCAGAGTTCGTCATCTCCACCTGTAGCATACGGACAGTATCATCGCCGTCACGATTCGTCGTTAGCTCGCTACCTACGACGGTCCCAATGTCAATTCCTAAAGCCACGGTTCGTCGATCTCCCCTCCAGTGTACACCTCTGGCGGAACTAGCGTCAAAATCGCGGTTGTTCCGTTCGCATCGAAAATATATTCGACAGACTTAATTAAAAAATCAAATCCGTTCGGCACAAAAATTGTTGGTGATTTGACCGTAACCAGTGTATTTTCGCGCCATAAGTCCCCATCGGCGGTATACCAACTCGAAACCGGGAATGGGATCGTCAAAGACTCGGCTACCTGCTTAGACCGCCGCCATTCCGCGACCGATTGGATATTTCCGGCCGTCGCATCGTGTGCGCGGAAAGTCTGAAATCTGGATTTCGGCACCGTCTCATCCTTGGCAACTGCCTCTAACATATTTGTGCCGCCCTTTTTCCTCATCTTTTTCGGTGTCGGACAGATGGCGCGATACGAATTAAACCGCTTTCGCCCGTCGAAGCTGGCCTCGAGAGATTGATACGGTGGAAACTCCTCCTCTAACACGCCCGCCGGGGGGGCAGTCGTGGTCTGATAAAAAATCACCTCGCCCTTAATCGTCGAAGAAATTAACACGCTCCGCTGGGTGGCAAGCGTTGCAAGATGTTCGAATATTGTATCTTCCGGCTCTGCTGTGATTCGGTCGAACGCTTCGCCCTCATCCACCTCAAATACAGTTTTCAGGCCCAGGGGCTTGAGAAGATCTTCGGCCCGTTGCTTAAGCGTGAGCTTAGCTTTCTCCGGCGGTATATTAGCGGACAAAGTCGAGTCGGCACAATCCGCCGTCAACGAATAGCCCTCCAGCACCAATACATTGCCGTCGGGAGATAATTTCGGCCGGGGGTTATATATGCGGCCGGTAATAACTAGATATTGTCCGACGTACACTTTTACATCTTGATACCCGTAGGGTTTAACCAGCTCGGTAAAATCGGCGTCTGTCGGATCCCATAACAGCTCAGCCGTAAAGCCGTCGGTTACAGTATCCATCGTGCGGAGTACTCGTCCGCTCGTGCAAATAACTTCAGTATTGTTGATGATTACTGTGAAATCCTCCGGGTCTTTCCCGGGCAACAGCTCGTCAGATCCAGGTAACCCCAACTCCTCGAGGACATCAGATTGTAGAGTGTCCGGAGGAATTTGTAAAATCTCGCCGGGATAAATAAGATTTGGGTCGCCAGACCTCAATGACGACTGATTAGCCTGCCAAATATCCCGCCATTTTTTCGGGTCGCCATACGCCTGTTTCGCGATACCGGTAAGCGTATCTCCGGATACTACGGTATACGGCGCCCCTGGTATAGCTCTAGGCATAGATTAAAATCTCTCTTCCCGCCGGGAGCATATAAATTTCGTCCCCAGATAGTTCGTTCGAGCGAATGAACAGATCTAAATTCGAATCATTCTCGCCAAGGCCGCCGTACTCTTGCACCGTGATGTCTACCGGGGACCTCGGGCGGTCAAGAACTATCGTACGCTCAATAGCAAGATCGAACGACGAAATCAGCAAAAATTCGACCGTCTTGGCTACAAGTTGCGCCGCCTGCGAAAAAGTTTGAGGTTGCGAAAAATACTGTAAATCTACCGCACGCTCTTCGAAGAGCTCTTGCGTCGTCTCCATGTTTAACAACAACGTATCAAACGCGTCGGCTATTCTCTGGGCCGCCTCAACAGCCTGTGGTCTCGTCTGGATAGGGGCTTCGGTTGTCACTTCAAAAACCGTCCCAACAGACGGGCGACCGGCCAGTGCCGCGGTGATCCCCGACGATGCAATCTTGGCTCGAGCTACTGTATTCGACAATAGCGCCAATTCGGAAATAATTGAATCGTTTCTGCGCCGGTCGTTTGCCTGCGACGGTAGCGCATCAAAAAATTCCTCGTCCAGGTCGTCATAATAATCCAAGCGAGAGTTTATGTCATTATCCGCTAAGAGCGGGGTTTGCGTAAGATTTTGAATTTGGCCCGCAAGGGACCGCACTTGCAAAACCGTCGCGTTTAATGTATCCTGGATGCCGTTATTGATCGCCAGCATGGCGTCATTGACCGCATCGACCGAGGCAAATAGCGGTTCCATGACCGCATCCGTTAGATTTGCTATACCATTAGTAAACGTATCAATACCCGTTCGAAGCGCCTCGGTAGCATCGTTTAGGCCCTCGACAAATTGGTCAACAGCAGACGCGTTAAGCTCATCACCGAGGCCGTTCAGTGCGCCGGCCGACCCGCCTGTTCCGGGGGCCGGTAGCTCCACAGGTTCGATCCACTCGGTATCAATCGTTACGATACCGCCGTTGGAAACCGGCTCGTTATTTTCTCGCAACGAAATAAGTTGTAAATCTAAAATCCCATACGTGGGGTGCTCTACAGTCCAGGTTCCGCGTTGTTTTGCTGACTCGAAAAAGCCTTGCGCGTCCGTATCGCAGTTGTCGCCGTCGAAATGTATCGGAATGGAATACCGCGTTGAGTTGACGTCCAGGTCCTGCACCACATTCCCGGCGATGCGCGGATAGATGAAAATTCCTAATTTTTTAGCCGCTTCCCGGCTGTCGCCCGTCCATTTGGCTGTATATTCGTCTCCATCGGGCGACGTAAGTGAGATGCTATCTCCGAGGCGCTCTTTCCAGTTATCCGCCCCGCCTAAAAAGGTGTCAACAATGTCGTCAATCAAGCTCATGGATTAGACCCCAGCATCTCAGTTTTAATTGGCGGTGCTCCCGGCGTACCTTTGGATGTGACTTCGGTGCCTTTCGGCGCGTTCATAAATTTTACGCTCAACTCTTGTCTAATTTGTTGTCGCTGCATCTCGGCCCGTTGTGCGGCAGATGCCCTGACCGCGGAATCTTCGGCCGGAGATTTGAATCCAGAAAACGGATCAGCGTAGAATTTGTCGAACGCTTTTTGCTGTGGGGTGCGCAACAGCCCCGATTCGGTGGCATGTACCAGCGGTTTCGCCCTAGCTCCTCCGGCGGGCAACTGCGGAGTTTTCGCAAACTGTTTCAACGCATCGCCGGCCTCTTTAATTCCATCTCGAATTCCGGCCAAAAATGAGATGGCCCCAGAAGTATCGATGTTAAACAAGCCTCCGAGTTTTTTAGCGCCCTCAATAATTAAATTGAGTACGGAAATAAATCCGTCCCGTATGCCGAGCCAAACAGAATCGAAAGCTTGTAGTATCGTGCGGGCCAATGATGTCAACCCGCTTGTTATATCTTCTACCAACCAGCCAACAGCAATTTTTAAATCGTTCCAGTTTGTCGTTACTGTGTAAACCGCGGCAGCAACTCCGCCCACTGCGGCGGCGATAGCGAGCACCAATGGATTTAATCCCGCCACTGCCAAGGCTGCTTTTAATCCGCCCATGCCGGCCAGTACTTTCATAAATTTGACTAGTTGGATAACGGATAGAACTATACGTCCGATTTTAATTGTAGCCACGGCAGCCCCCAAACCCAGGAGCGCCCCACGATAATCTTTTACAAATTGCACGCCGCCCTTGATCAAATCAACTAGCTCTTTTATTACATCAATCGTCTTTCTGATGCCGTCAATAATCGGTTGTGGGTCGAAATTTCTAATCGCCTTAATTACTGTTTCGATTCCGCCGGGTATTTGTTTTTCGAACGCCTCATAAACCGCAAATCCAACATCTATAGCGGCCGAGCGTAGCAGTTTAAGCCGACCGCCCAAAGATTTGCGCATAAACTCGGCCATTTTTTTCGACGTTCCGCCAGCTCCCGCAAGCGCCTTTTCGAATTTTACCAGTGCATCTGTAGCGCCGTCCATGGATACTGATGCTCCAGAAACGGCGCGCTTACCAAATAAGACATTTAAAGCCGCGGCCTTCTGAGCTTTACCCATACCCTCCATTGCTTTTTTAAGTTCTTGCATGATAACAACCGGATCGCGCAAATCATTAGACGCGGTTCTCAGTTCTATGCGCAAATCTTTAAACAATTTAGTTGCGGCTTTTGTTGGCGCGGCCATGCTGAGAAACATAGTTCGTAATGCCGTTCCGCCCAAAGATCCTTTTATGCCGGCGCCCCCTACAAAGGCGGCTATCGCTCCGAATTTCTCTAACGAGACTCCGGCGGTATTGGCAATTGGGCCGGCCATTTTGATCGTTTCGAACAGATCTTCCATGTCAATATTAGACATGTTGACCGCTTTGGCCATAACATCATTTGTTCGAATTAAATTTTCTAAATTCTTAGTTGCGTCGTCGGATTTAAGGTTAAACGCCCCCATAACATCAGTTGCAATATCGGCCGCTCTAGCAAATTCCATCTCGGATGCAGTCGCTAAATTAACAAACGACGGAAGCGCTTTCATGGCAGCGTTCGCTTCCCAGCCGGCCTTTGCTAAAAACCGTAAACCTTCCGCGCCTTGAGCACCCGTATATTCTGTCGTGGCCCCAACTTCGCGGGCGGTTTGTTGGAGGTCTTTAAAAACCTCGCTTTCGCGGTCAAATACGCCGAATTTAGCCGAAGCGGCCGTAATCGCGTCATCAAATTGTATAATTTCGTCTGTCAACCCGGCGACGCCTTGCTGGAGTAACGAAAAACCTTTGCGAATTGCGCCGGCCACCAGGATTCCGCTGACAACGGATTTGAATCCGCTCGCTGCGCGCTTGGCCTTATCGAAAGATACGCCAGCGATTTTTCCGAAATTACGAGCGGATAAGCCCATGCGTTTTAAATCCTTAGACATTTGGTCCTTGGATTTAAAAGCGGTGACTACAACAAAATCAGGCATCAGCTAGCGCATCTTTCTGGGCTCGGTGTATCGCTTCGGCAAACGAATTGTAATATTGCATTTTCGAAAATCTCATCCGCTCGATTTCGGAGGGCTGAATCCCTATTTGTATCAGGTTCCCGATCAGCCCGTTTAGCCGGGATCCTATATCTGCAAAAACAAAAACCCAATCGCTTCAGTAATTCCTATATCGGCGCCACGAAGATTGTAAAAAAGCTTTACATTTTCGTGCGACAAAGCGGCTAAGCCGTGGTACATTTCAGCGGTTTTGCTCATATTTTTAGCGGTCTTGACGTTGGCGCGACTGGCCCCCGTGGCCTCGTGATATACGATTTCAGTCACGCTGGAACCCTTGGGCTGTATTTTGAATTTCTGAATTAACACCAGCGTCTGACCGCCATCATCTAGGCTGCGCTCTTGTACCTCGAGCAGCCCTTGGCGAAACGCTTTAACGAGTTTGCGCAGTACAAAATCAACCGCTTTCGGCGTCTCCGTGTCGGCAACGACCGCCCGCGTTTCGTCTAAGTCAATCCCGTACCAATCACAAAATAGATCAATCTGGGCTTGTGCCGCCTCTTCACTGATTAGAAAATCTGCTGACATTGAAAATCCCCTTTATTTCACCGGTCGCGCACCTTACGCGATAAACGAAGACCACCGCTGTGACGGCAGTATAGTTATTGATGTTCGGTTTTCTTCCGATTCGTCTGACTCAATGTTAAACGTACCTTTAGTTTTGAGAATGGTTCCGCTCGCATACTCGATAGAAAAGGTGACAAGGTCTAGTTGATCGGCAAATTCGATCAAAACTTCCTTTTCGGCCCAGTTTGTTGCAAGAACCACACTTTCAACCTTCACAATCCGACGCATTTTCTTGAGCATCGGAGAACCGGACGTCGGAATCATGTCGTTTTCGAATTCGTTTAACAGCCCGGAAAGATTGGCGTCGCTCATCACGTCAAACGATATCCCGTCAATCGACAATGATCTAACTGATCCTGAAGTACTCATTGTCTACTCCTTTACAGCAATACCGTGATGGCGGTATCAAATTCAATCTGCGTGTCGATTATGCCGCATTCCCCGGAGAGAATTACAGGCACGATGGAATCAAAACCGGTAGTGCCGGTTCGGATTTGCACGCTGATATTTGGGATGGTGTAATCGTCAACTTCGTAGACCCAAGCGTTATCTCGGAACGAATTGACCAATGCAACCAGGTCATCCTTAACGGATTCAATGCTCCGGGCCTTCTGTCGGTCAACGATATTGGCAACCTTCGCCACATCCTCCACAATCGAAACGCCTTCCCACTTCGTGCTGCGAAAGTTGTTTTTGAGATTGTAAAGCATATTCTGAATAATCGACACATTCCGCTGACTTGCGTATCCATTACTTGACGGCGGAATAGAATCGGGGCGGAAAAAGGTCAGAGTGTTTTGCATTAATACTGCTCCGCCTTCGATGATCGTCGGGCTGATGCCGCCTTGAACTGCTGTATCACGACTTGTGTAATTGCTAGTCCAGCGATCCGCCACTGCGCCCGGAATGAGGCCGGAAAGAATCTGCCAAATCGGAGACTCCTCTGCCCGGTTGTTGTTGAGTCGTGCCATAACACCCATAGCCAACGAGGCTACTTCGGCTGGATGATTGGGCGATCCGGGTACGGCAATCACGCCGCTAGTCCTATCGGTTTTTCGGCCGTCGGCTAGAGACACTAGGGCGCTCAATCCGCCGGAACCTGCCACAACATCCCCTACTAGGCTGCGAAACGGCCGAGCTACAGTCTTGCTGTAAAGACCGACTGCGGTATTCCCGTCACCGTTATACGTAGACAGCGCGTCCAGTGTGGTGGAATCCTGCAAATAACCGTGTACGATGTCAGTGTAATGATCTTCGTTTGCGTCGTCGCCGGTGCCGAGACCGTCAAGCGCGTCAGACATCGAGGGAGTACCGGTTCCGCCGGTCATGGCAACCACAACAGCCGAAATCCCGGCCGGAAAGGCTTCCTGGAAGCCCCAGTTAAAAGTAAGGCTGATTTTATCACCCCAAGGGCCGGTAGATTTAGCCGTGATGTCAACTTGATCCGTGGTAACTCCGTTAACTGCGGCAGTTACCGGCAGATCCGTGTCTGCTGTGATGGCCGCTACGAGTGCAGTTGCAACGTCATCAGATGTGTCGGCGTTCGCAACAGATGCCTCTACTTTGATACCTGCGATGTAACAATATACGGTTCCGGCCGCAGTAGCCGGACCACTGAATGTGATCGTCCCGGTCGCCTGGTTTCCTGCAACTTCGGATTGTGGCTGAACCCAGGTTTCCCCGTTGTTCGAGCCTAACATGTTTTGCTTCACGAGCCGATGGATCATGAATCCGGCACCGTAGGTAGCGGCAGCCTCTTCCGGGCTGGTTACCAGAGCGGGCACCTCATCGGTGATCGTGGTAATTGAGGGATCATAGGTCCCAATAATAAGCGTTTTGCGCGGCAATACTGTAGCCACCGTCCCAAAAGGTTTGTTTATGGCACTTGCGCCAACGGCGGCCGCGCGAGATGAAGAGACTAGCGGCATGGTTCGTTACTCCTTTGGTTGTTTAAAAATTTCGCGTATCCTGCTCAGCACTTCTGGCTGAACAAAAGATAACGCCAGTTCGTTAATCATTTCGCAGTCTTCTGCGGAAAATTCAAATTCATCAGCGTCTTTAATCCTCTTCGCCAGTTCATACCGTCGAAGGCGCTCATACCCATCAATCTCTTGATTTGGAGAAACCAGGAGCTGACACAAGGCCATACCAACGGTTAAAGATACCGGTTTCTTTAGACGATTCGATTGGCCGGGGTCCAAGATAGGCGAACCAAACAAATCTAAAATTTCTTCTTTTGCGTTTACTTTCATCGTTTTCCCCTTTGCGAAAGCATTAGCCGGTTACTGCGTTTAGATGTGCGATACATTCGTTTCGCGCCTGAGTAAACGCGGATTTCAGCTCATTTATTTGCGTTGGAGTTAAATTGTATTCAAAATCTACAGGACCCGGAACAGTGCCGGCCTCGTAAATTCGCACGAAATGAATCATTTGTGATACCAGCTTAGACGCGGCCTGCATGTGTTCCATATTTTCTGTCATCTATTACCCCAATCTGTGATAAATTCGTATGAATCCTCGATTATACGACGTCGCGTCGAAATCGTTGGAATCGAAAAACTGGCCGGGCATCCGGCTTAAGCATACGTTAGTTGAGTCAACACAATCGATTTGAGCAGCCAAATTCGAAGAATCTTTCCCAGCGATGTTAAAGATCTCATCATTATCGTCATTGCGGATATACGCCGTAACTGCCACAATGTCGGAAACCGCCAGTCCGTGCGCTACATTTTTCGATGTCGTAGAATCCATATTCCAATCGCCGATCTCAACCATCTTAATCCCGCACTTCACCCCATCCATGCATTCTAAAATTTTCGGTGAATGTGACATTTTTAAGCCTCATAATAATCCTAATAAGTATGATAAAATAAAGATAAAGTTACAGTCTCGCCGTCATTTGCGTCGGTAGCGAGAGCGCCGCGAATTCTGCTACCGGCCTCAACGATAGGCGTAATGACGTTTATCGATCGTAGCGCTCCGTCGGAGCCGCCCTCCCGTGAAAATCGGGCTCGAGCTATTTCAGTGTCCGAATCCCCGGCATACAATACTAACTCATAAACACCATTATCGGAGATCGCTTCCAAGCTGATAAAATGTAAATCAAAATCAGACGTAATTGTTCCGGCCGGTATAATTTGAGTTACTGTGCCTAAGGTCCAGGTGCCCCCATCATTAACCGCAGTCAACGTAATTCCGTCCGCCAGGGTTGGATATACTTGCTGCTCACTGTGAAAATGCTCATCTAGTATCTGTGCTTTATCAAACGCGGTCTCTTTTCCGGATATATGACTCATATATATCTCCTATGCCGCAACCACAGAGGCGCCGGTTGAAAGCGCAGACCAGTAGCAATAAAAAGTGATCGCGCCGCTATCTACTTGAGCATCCAATGTTAAAATAATATCATCGCCGCCACTGATTATATAATCTCGTCTAGCTCCTTCTGGCTCAATTACCGATGTTGGACTCCGGTCAATCCACAAA